TGGTGATGGTTGTCTTGAAATTGTGAGTGATGATTTTGAAACAACTATTGCTAAATGCTTGATTATACATCCTTTTTCAAAAGAATTTTATACCAATGAAGAATTTTATGTTCAAGTACCAAATGCACGTTCAATTTTAAAATATATTTCTGAATTTGAATTAAATAAAACCTTTTTACCTGAAATATTAGGAAGTTTCCAAAAGCTTTTATTAAATGAAACATATGATAGTATTCAGCGTATTAAAGATACACGTAGTATAAATCGTGTTAGTTCAGATCAAATTACTAACTTGATTAGCTTTTTAGGTCTTAATGTAAATGTAACTAACATTAGTCTTGAACGTAAACATGCTTTATTAGAAGAATTAACAAACTTTTATGATATAGTTGGTACACGTACATCTTATGAATTTTATAATACTTTAACAACATCAGGAAGTATTTCAAATTTATTCCAATTATTTACTCCAATTAAAGATCTTACAATAAATGATGAATATGGTCCTGCTAAAAGATATGTAACATTTAAAACCGCTGAAGAATTGGGTGCAGTTACAAAAACTAGATATGAATATCCTATGCATGATTTAGGACAAGTTAGTGAATTAGCTGAAGTCACAGATTCATTTACAAATAAACCTAGATCACGCGGAAAATATCCTAATATGGAAATACCTCCGATCATTAAAACAAGTGTAACAGGTAATTTAAGTCAAAGACCTGTAACATATGTATTTGGTAAAATTGGAATAGATGATACAACAGGTACTATATTTAGTGATAAAAATAAAATAGTCGGTTATATTGAAGATTATGATAGTACAGAATTAAATAAAAATATAAACAAAAACATATTAAGTCCAACAGATACCTTATTAGGTGTTGTTGATAGCATAATAGTTATAAATACTGATACTGAATCATATAATATGGTTACTATAGAAGCAAAAGTAACTTTAACAGCAAATGATTATACAATCCAGCCTACACCTGGACCAAATCAACCTCAAATAGATTTTGGTTTAGTAGATGAGCCATTTATAAGTATATATGATTTTGGTAGTGTTGATGATATAATTAAAGGAAAATGGATACAATGGACAGAATGGGATAGACCTAAAAAATGGCATCCAACAAATCACGTAGAAGTTAATGTAAAAATACCTCCTGATGCAAGTTATGAAGACTTTATGGCCGAATTCAAAAAAACTTTTTATGATATCGCCAGCGCGGTTCTATATATACATAGTATAGTTGAGGTATATGAGTTCGGTAATGCTAATTCTCTAAATGCAGGTGGTATGCCTCTTTTCGACTTAACTACCGCTCCAGTTTATTATGAAATGTCATATACATTTACAAATGACCCAGCTCGTCAGGATTATAGATATTAAAAGGAAAAGGTATAATATATGTTAGTAGATAGAAGTAAATTAGTACAATATTCGATTGCTAGTGATCTATGGTTTAGTAGACGTTCTGGTGAAGGCAATCCCATAAGCCGTAATGAATTTTTTAATAGAAATCCGGCTCGCTTAACTACAGCTTTATATTGTGCTATTGGTAGTGATGCTGCTGGCTGGGAATTAGAAATGTTTAATGGAGTTAACTGGGTTGTAATTACACCAGATACAACCTATACTCTTATTATTACAAATAATGGTTTAAAAGCTTTGAGTAATATTAAACGTGGAGGAATGCAATTATATTTCTCAGGCTTAAAAATTATTAATAACACTGTATTAAATCCAGCCTCTCCTATTATTACTTGGACAGATAATAATTTATTAGAAGCAGGTGAAGTTGTATTCGCTTGTGGTTGTACTGGTACAAATATAGAAGCTCCAGATGGTGAATTATACTTAAATAAAATTTTAAGTTGGCGTTATAATGATTCTTCAGGTGGTTTACAATATATTGTAAGTTTACCTGCTGAAGGTTATGGCTCAGAAGCGGATGATGGTTCAACAGACTGGGAAATCGGTGCTATTGGTTTATATGTAAAAGATCCAACTGATAATGCCACGGATGTATTATTTGCAGTTGCTACATTACCTGAAGTTGTTATAAAACACGCAACAACAACTAAACGTGTTGGTAGTTCACTTAAATTATATTTTAATACTATTTTGACTAACTTAGGTATTGTAGCTAATGTTGATGTAATGAAAGAGGCAGACGTTAGTTTACCAGAAGTAGCCAATGAAACGTTATTATTATATTCACCAGATGATGCTAAGAAAAAGCCATATAATTGTTATATAATTGATAATTATAATGGTACTAATACTCCAGCTATTGCAGTACAAAGAAAAACAACTCCAGCTACAATGGCTGAATATAATGTAAATAATGATTGGGTATTATTTACACCTACAGATACATCAATGAATTTTGATCCAAATGCTTTTGATAGTAATGTTAGAAACTATGATTTAGTATATTGGGATAGTGCAGCAAATAAATATAAAAAAGCTCAAGGTATAAATTTACCTACACAATCAGGGGCTGTAAATAATAAGCAACCTATAGGCTTACGTGTAGGTAACTCTATTATATCTACTGGTATAGTTGTTAATACTACAGAAGCATATCAATATACTGTAACATTATCAGCTGGAGGTGCTAATTATGCGGCTGGCGATGAATTACTTATTCCAGGCGTTAGTAACTTAGTCTTTAAAGTTGCAGTATTAAGTGTAAATGCTAATGGAGCTATAGAACGATTTCAATTTATTAATCCTACAATTGGTGATATAGCTATACCAGATGGTGTAATTATATTAAATGCTATATATGATCCACATTCTCAAATTCCTAGAGATGGTACAGGTGCTAGATTTACAGTTACTTCAACGCTGCAACCAAAATATCAATGGAATTTCCCATCTACTATGTGGAATAAGCCTATTTATTGTGATACAAGTGCACATCCTGGACAGATTACTGCAACAGAAACTGATTCCATGGTTGGTTGGTGTTTAGGTAAAAATATAATTCAATTAGGTTTAGACCTTCGCAGTGAAGCAACCACTGATAGATGTGGTATAATGCAATTTGCTACAGATGATCAAGTAAGACGTGTTTCAGCTAATGAGGGAGTTTCTACAAGAAGAGCTGTATGTCCAAAATATTTGAAAAACAATTACTTACAAATTTCTAAACCTAATGCTACTGGTACTTATACAAGTGGGGATGGTTCAAGCTTAAATACACCAATTTTAGTTGATACATTTGTTAAATTTAATCAAATAGTATTAGGCAAGCATGCAAAATCTCCATATGATAGCACATCTTCAAATCCGAATGTTACTAATGCAGATTTAGACTTTTATGGCTGTTCATATCGTGCATGGTATGCAGATATCGCTGAATTTTATGAATCAGATGAATTATATGAACCTGGTACTTTGGTTTATTTTGGTGGTGCAAAAGAAATAACTATAGCTAGTGAAGAATGTGAGGCAATTATTTCTACAAAACCTGGTTTTCAATTAGGTAATAAGCTCAGTGATTTACATTTACCAGTGGCTTTAGTTGGTAGAGTTCCTGTTAGATTTGATGGTAACTGTATGCCTAAAACTGGTGATAAAATATATTTATCAAAAATTAAAAAAGGTTGTGCATCAACTGTGCCAAATGGTAAATGTTTAGGAAAAATTATAGAAAAGAAAATTGGTACTTCTAAACTTATTGAATGTATTGTTAGAATAGATTTTTAGGAAAAAATGAAGGAAATTAAAAATGGCTTCGATATCTGAAACAACTGCCGTATCTCTTCGTAAAGGCTCTACAGCTTCAAATTTAAACTTTACCGGAACGTTAGGTGAAGTAGTTGCTGATTTGGGCATTGATGCTAGTGGTACAGATATAAATACAACATTACGCTTACATAACGGTGTAAATTCCGGTGGTATACCATTAGCTCGTGCTGATATGGCTAATATCGAAACTAGTGCTTTAGCTCAAAATAGAAGATTATTTGGTGATAAAAATTTAGCCTATGCTGATTTAAGTAATTTTGAAACAACAGAAGACCCAGATGTTATAGCAGTTATAAAAGAAGCTTTTGATGAATATGGTTTAGCTACTGATGAAGATATTGCTCGTTTAGATGAAGATAAAGCTAATAAAACCATGGATAATGTTGATACAGCTTCACTCGCTACAGGTGAAGGCGAGACAGGTAAACATTCTGGTAAAAATTTAGCTTACGCTGATGGCTCTAATATTAATACTAAATATTTTGCAAATGAAACATATCGTACTGGCTTAGATGGTGATAATGCTTTAGCTTATGCTAACTTAAGTAATATAGATACAACAAATCTAATATTAGATGAAACTACACGCCCGGGTACAGTAAGTGGTCCTGTTTTAGCACGTGTTGATATGACAAATATTAGTGAGATTGATCTTAAAAATAAATTAGATACTGTATCTGTAGAATATAATACTAATAAAGTTACATCAATAGATCCAAATTCATCATCAACTTCTACTGAGTATCCTACAACTGGAGCTACTATAGAATATGTAGCTAATGAATTAGATAAATTAGACTATATGAACCCTAATTTTGATAATGCTTCTACCTGGGATCCATTATATGCTAAAGTTGGTGAACCAATTATCTATAATACTGATATAGATAATTTTACAGCTCAGGGTGATAGTTTTGATGAAAAACAATATGTAGTATATCAGATAGATGATAAACCAGAAACTACTATTGAATTACCAGCAATTATTCCTACAAATAAGGTTTTAAGTGGACCAGTTAATCTTAAAATGGCTGTTTATAGCTTGACTCCTGCTCCTTATAAAAATCCATATACTGTTAGATTATGGCCAGAATACGGTACTACTCAATTAGAAAATCAAGAAATAACATTTATAAATAATATGGGTAGTACTGTAGTAGCCAATTTAGAATGTACACCACATCCTACTTTAACTAATCCACAAGTATATCATTATTGTGTTGCTGTAGCTGGTGATGAGGCTTTTGGTCCTGATGGTACTCCAGAAACAAGTAGTGGATGGAATTGTAATGATAGTAAAAATATAAACGATATTCCGTCTTATCCAAATATAAATGGAATCTTAGTTACACCTGTATTAACAGTATTAATAGATACCGTAGCAAGTGGTAAAATAAGTAAATTTACTTTTAATCCAGAAGATTCTAATGTAGAAATTAGCCCAGAAAGTCCAGAATCTTTAATATTTGGACATCCGTTTAAAGTTAAAATTGAATCAAGTGAGGATGATCCAGAAGAAAAATATGCAACGGCTATTATAGAATCTGGAACTGATGCTACATTTAATTTAAGTACAATTCTTGATGAAAATTTACCTATAATCGGTGGTGCATCATTATTAAAAAATTCATTAAATAATTTACCAGGTATGACTATAACTGATATATTAGAAAATGATAATGCCGCTTGGACTATAAATAAAACAAAGCCAACACCTTCACATAAATTAAATACAATTGATTCAAGTGAAGATGTAAGATTAGCCACCATTAAACAAGTTTGGGAGGCAGCCGTTAAAGCCTCTGAAGTAACATTTAAAAAATGGTCATAAAATGGTCCAGAATTAACAAATTTATAAAAAATAATAGATTATAAGTAAAAATAAAAAGAGCTCACTCTACGGTCAAAAAATGAGCTCTTTTTTATATTATTTAATTTTATTTTTAGTCTATTTCATTTAGAAGTTGATTTGTAATATTATTTTGAGCTTTTTCAGCAGCATCTTGTTTTTGATAGCATATAATTATTTCTGTAAAGCTTTTTGATCCATCTAAACAAGCATAATCATAATTTGTTTGAATAAATTTATTCGTAGAAATAACATGTGTTTTTTGTATAGTACATCCTACAACTGGAGTAATAAGAAGTATAAACCAGAAAAGAATGATTATAATTTTACATATAAATTTAATACTTTTATACATTTTTTCTAAAATACTCCAAAAGTTGTTTAGATGGTTTAACATCACCACATGAATCAGCAGGAATATTTTTAAGTTTTTCCTTATATTTATCTTCTACTTCTTTAATTTGTTCGTTTTTTTGATTATTATATTCAACAAGTTTTAAATTATCTAATTGTAAAGCTTCAATAGTTGCATTAGCATGTACTAATTCAGCAGATTTTTTATCTAACTTATCTGATGTTCTTGACCACATAAAACCACAAAAACACATTCCTATAAAGAAGATAAGAATAAAAATATATGGAATATAAGATTTGTTAATTGACATCATATTATTTTCCTACTTTTTTAAGACTATATTATAGAACTAAAAAAATTAAAAAGAAAAAACCGCCTATAAAGACGGTTTGATTGACTCGAATTTTTATTATATCATTTAATTTTACGCTTATGTGGTTTTTTTGCTTTTTCTTCAATTTTTATTTCATGGCCAATAGCTGAAGATGTAATATGTAATAAAACTGCCTTAAAAATACCAGTAAAATAATCTAAAATAGATACACCAACAACTCCACTCACACCTGCACAAGCAAGTACCCAATTTTTGTGTTCAAAATCAGGTAAAAAAAGTCCAATAATTATTCCAGAAAATGAAGCAGTAACTAAGGTAGATATAAATCTTTTTAGATTAAAGCAAGATTCAAAATTAGATAATTCACGAGCTATGCCTCCTAAACAGCTTAAAATAGCACACATAAATATTGCTAAATATTCTGGCTCATGTCCTGTATTATTATTTTCTAACATTTCATTTCTTGTCCTTCTTTTTGATTAGACATGCGCCACAGCATTTATATTTCCAAAATCCTACCAATGCCCAATTAAGAATCGCTGTGATTAGAAGCATAAGACCAACTGCTATTTCAAGCTCTTTATCTACGGGTTCTTTTGGATAGTTAGTTACACCTGTTATGACTAATAAATTTTTACCTTTTACTGTAAAGTGTCTAAATTCCCATATAATTTTACTTTGATTAGGCTCTTTAGTTACAAATGATCCATGTTTATTTTTAGCTATGCAATCTCTTATTTCTTTTGATTCATGTGGATGTTTTTTAAGTAAAAATGGACAATTTGCCGAATGATAAATTTCTGCTTTGGAATTTGGAATAAAAGCATCTGATTCATCATAGAGCATATATGTATATGTATTATCGAAAGTATCGAGAGTTAATATTGAATTTTTTACGTCTTTAAAAGTAGATAAACTTTCTGTTAATGTTATTAATTGCTTTTTTTCACTTATTTGTCTAATTAAATCACGATCATATAATCTTTCAAATAAATTAATAAAATAAAATATACCAATGGTAACAATAATTAAAGGAAAAAGCCATATAAACCTTTTCGCAGTGGTTTTAAATTTAGATTCTTCCATCCCGAATAGTCCTACAAAACAAAGCTCTATATTATATTTTCCCTAATCTTTCTTATTCATTAGAACTTTATCGTAAGCATAGCTTTTTCTAAAACTAAATTATTTTTTTAAATATAAAAAGACCCAGAAATTAATCAGGGTCTTATTCTTGGTTTTAATATTTTGAGAGAATAAAATTTTACTTATTCAGATTTTTCTTCTAAAGCATCAATTTCAGCTTGAACTTCGTTAATTTGGTCACGAAGGGCTTGACGAGTTGTTCTAACTTCAGCATATTCTTCTTCAGTCAAGGCTCCATCTACAAATTTTAAGCATTTATAATCAGTAGCTTGTAATTCCCCTTTTAATTGCCATAATCTTTGATTAAGTAAATCTTTTTCTGTTGGTACATATGGTTCAGGTTCAAGATCCTTTTTCTTCTCAATATAACTCCATTCGCCAGTTTCTTTATCGAATTTTCTGTTAAAGCCTTCTTTTTCTTCAGGAGGCATTGTCCAAGTACAATTACCAGGAAGCAACCATACATCTTCACCCTTTAATTTACTTTCTAAAGGATCTTTTTGACAAGTAGATTCACCTTCATAAATACCATCATCTTTATATCTATATGCTAGCATGTTATTATATATCCTTCTTCAAAAATTTTTAATATATTTTGTAATATTACAGATATATAGAACTAGAAAAAGACTTATTTATTATAAAAATTATGGAGCCAATTTAATGACTCCATAATTTATTTTTTTTATTAATTAAGTATTATTAGTTAGATGTTGTAACTGTAACACTTGTATCAGCACCCATTACATTACTATGAATGATAATAAATTCACTCGTATATGTAGGATACAAATAAATATCAACCATCAATTGATTACGAGCAATTACATCTGGTGTATTATTTGAAGTATCACAAACAACTCTATAAGCTTGAATACCTTCAGCAGATAAAATTTGATCTAAGAAAGCATTAAATTGTAATGTAATTTGCATTCTTTCATAAGATGTATTATTTTCGAATACATGCCATTGAGCAGCATCACGTAATACTGTTTCAATATAAATTACAGTACGAGCAACATTAATACGATCTAAAGCAGAAGGCTTTTGCTGTAATGTTCTTTGACCCCAGTTGGCATAACCAGAAGCTACACTACGAATTAAGCAGTTAATTTGATAATCTGTATACAAATTACCGCCATAGGTTTCATCATAGTATTGAGTCAAACCAGTAGGGGAAACTGTAGCGGAACCGATAATACCACGATTCAAGCCAGCTGGAGCTTGCCAAGGTTCATAAGCACCCATAATTTTAGCAATATATGCAGATGGGCACATAATGAAATTTGCACGACCTTGAACTGAATCATATGTCTTAACCCAAGGAGAAGATAATGCAGCACGATAGGTATTCATACCTTGAATATTCTTTCTCCAATCAGTAGCATCTTCATAAGCCGTTTCTGTCATAGGAATGTCAAATAAACAGAAGCAGTCACGACGAGCTTCGGCAATTTCTAACATTTTTTCTTGGTAAGAGGTATTATTCTTTAATACATAACCAGAGTTTAATAACAATGAAACTGATGTTTGAGAACGATCACGGAATAATTCCCAAGCTTCACATAATTTACTATATTTAGCTGCAACATCTTTAAAGTTACCAGATTTACCACCATTTAAAGCAACATTAGAAATTTCAGCTGGAACTATAGCTACATCTGGATCTTCTTTTTCATGATTCTTATTTACAAATACTTGAATATATTTAGAAGAGTCATTAATTACATCTTCAACATACGTAGAATTACCATAAGCATCCTGAGCTTGATATAATGTGCAATAAGGGAATGTTTCCAATACACTCATTACACGGCCAACTTTTTCAGATACTGTTACTGAGAAAGTTGTTTCATTATCAAATGGATATAAACCTATACGAGCATTTGTATCACCAGCAGTTGTTTCTTCAGATGGAACTACATATGTAATAGCCGCAGTTTCAGGATTACCTTCTTCATCATCAGAAATAGAAATTGTTTTAATAACAAATGTACCATTTAAGGCTTTATTAGCCATTCTACTAACTGCAATTTTATCACCTGGAACAGAATCAACAAATTCAGAAGCTTCAACAAATACAGTAACTTTTGTAACAACAACTCCAGATTCTTCTTCTGTTTCTAACACAGTAGAATTTGGAGTAGTTACAGGATATGCTTTATTTTCATTTATTGTAGTATCTGCAATAGAAACATAAAATTTACGATCATTAGGATCATTTGCAATTACCATAAAAGCTGAATCATAATCATCTTCATCAAATAAACCTGCATCTAAGCCGGCTTCACGAGCAGTTTGAGCAGCTTTAATTTCTTCATAGAAATAACCATCAGAAACTGGAGCACGTTCTGTAGATTTATCTGTCATAAAATCGGCAGCAGCCCATTTAGCATTATCACTACGATCTGAATCATCTGCGTTACCAGTATTAACAACACGAACAAAATAGTGTTGATTAATTGTTTCAGCCGCAACTGCTAATGAATAGCCTGCATAACCATATTTTGAACTCAACTTACCAAATCTATCAGTATAATCTTGTAAAGTTGATAACAAGATTGGTTTAAAAACTGGACCATATTCTGCTTCACCAACATAAGCTGCAGTGGTTACATTATTATTAGAAACAATGCCACTGAAGTCACGAATCGAAGCATATACACCAGGAAATTTATATGTAGCCATTATTAGTACTTCCTCTATAAAAGTTTATTAACGTTAATATCTTTTTATTAGAACTTTTTAAGCGAGTATAACAAATGGACAATCCAATTATACCACTTTACAAATTCTCTGTATGTAAAGAACTCAATAAAATTTGGATTGTTTAGCATTTATATATTAAAAACTATATAATCAGTCTAATTCAAATATACTTTTATTCGGAAACATCCTATCTAAAAATTTATTTATTTTAGGAAAACGTAAACTATTCCCAATTACATCATCAAATACACTTATCCAGTTTTCACGTAAAAATGAATCATTTAAATCAAAATTTAATGTGACTTTTACATCTTTAATTTTACGTGGAAAACCTAATTCACGATTAGGATATAAATTTTTATAAATAGAGCGTTTATGTAATACCTTTGAAGTTTCTAAAAATTCAACTATTTCTGGCAATTCAATAAATTCCAAAAATTCTTTTTTATCAACTATCATTGGAGCATGTACTTCATAATTATAATCAGTTAATGTATGTAATTTTTTTAATAATTCTGTATCTGAAATAAAACCAGTTTGCCATCTTGATAATTTTCTACGTTTACTCCATTTTTCAGCCTCAGCAGATATAGTACCCAAACAAATATTTAAACTTTCTTCCCAATTATGAATTGGACGTAAAGCTATAAAATCATCATTCATTAAAACAAATTTGTTAGAAATACCATCTGTTTTACAAGCTGTTTTCCAATTAAGTGTACTATTTTGCCATTTATTACCTTTTTGTTCGGTTTCAACATATTCTACATTTGTTAACCATTCTGGTTTATATCCTATAATCCAAATTTTTCTATAGGTACAAAATTTTTCAACTGAACGTAAAGACATACGTAAGTCTGGATTATAATCAGATTTTTTGAGAATATATACTAAATCATAATTCTTATCGCTATCTACAATAGTATTATCTAATTCTTGATTTATTAAACTTTCACCAAGTTGTGTTATTGTAGCGCGAGCTTTCATTATTTCTGCTCTTCTAGCTAAAGCTTTTATTATATTTGAAGCTTCATACATTAGTATTCTCCTTTCTATTATTTTTTTTAATTTTCTGTATTATAATTCATTTTTTTCAATTCGGCAATTAGTTGTTTTACACCGTCATAAGCTGCATGTGTAGAAAAACTATTTAACATATCTTCTAAAGTATTTATATCGTATGAAATATCATTATTAAATTCTTTATTTATTACTGGATTTGGACTATCAGCTATGGCCTGTTCAATTTCAGCTATTTCATTGATATCAAAAGCATAAAGTTTAGCCAATTTTAACATACCTGTATCAACTTCTTCTGAAGTTAATTCTTTTTTATCATTTGGATCTAATAATTTAAGCATTTCATTATATTGTTCAGTAGTCATTTCATAGCGTTGAGCTATTATTTGAGCTATTTCATATGAATCATACATACGATCTTTTTCTACTTCTTCTTGTATTGTAGATTCTGTTAATTCTGTACTTTCTTTAACTTCTTTTGAAGTTTCCGAGTTATCTTCACCGGTTTCAGCTTCTTCTTCACCATCAGCATAAGCATCTTTTATTGTATCTACTTGAGATAATCCAGTATTTAATTGAGCCAAATGTTTAATTTCTTCATTTTTTATATCTATTAACATATCATGAAATAAATCAACTAAACTCTTAGTGGTTACATGAGGTTCAATTGATAAAATCTGATCATATTCAACAATAGCTCCACTTTCACTAGCCACTGCTTTTATTATAGCTTGTTTATATTGCTCATCATATGATAAATCAACACTATTTGTTTCGAGAGGATTAATTTCAGCCTCATTTAAAACTTTCTTTTTGGGAATAAATTTCATTGTATATCTCTTTAAATAAATTTATAATATATAGAACTAACTTAATAAAAAATCCTCAACCAAAGTCGAGGATTTAATACATTTATCGATATATTCTAAGCAATTATCTAGCTAATGGGAATGAATCACTTACTTTATTTACTTTATAAGTATCATTATCTAATTCGAGTAATACATTTTCTACTTGAATTTTCTTAGGTAATTTATTTTTATCAATTTGGCTTACTTTATAGGCATTATTTTTTTGTTCATCGTATACTTGATCTACATGTATAGCCTCAGAGCCTTCACCTATTTTATTTTTTAATGCTTTTACAACATCAGAAACACTAATACGCGTATCAGGTACAAAATCTAGCGGACCAGCATAATTACTTGATTCAGCCAAAATTTTCTTTGTTACATTTTCTCGTAAATAATCAATACAAGTTTTGCCACCTAAAATTTTATCAATGATTTTAGAAACACTGGATTCACCGAATTCTAAAATGTGTAATTCATTTTCTTTACAATTTTCATCATCACAATGAGAATCAGCCGAAATATCTACTAAATCATTCATAATATTATTAACAGTACCTAATAAAGAATTGTCACCACTATTATTTGGCTGATTAGTAGCTTTTCCTTCAAAATCTGTATCGTTTGACATACAAGCAGCATTAACTAAATTTTCTTTATTTGTAATTTCTTCTGGTGAAAATTCACCTGGATTAGTATTTGCCATACCCATATCATTAAAAGATTGAGCAGCATTAGACTGAATCATATCTTGACTACTTTCTAAGCCTTCATTTAAAGCTTTTTGCATAGCAGTCGTTAATTTTTCTTCCAAACTCATATTGATTTTCTTCCTATATCGATATAATGAAAAAATAAATTTACTTTATAACTAGAACTTACTATAATTTTAGATAAACTTTCCTACTTACTTGGTATAAATCCTGGACACAATGTTACTATTTTACCGTCTTTTGATTTTGCATACATAGCACATTTCGGCTTTCCATTTTTTATCCAATTACGACAAAGATTAATATGAAAATGTGAATAACAATTATTAGATTCAGCAAAATATTTGCATGAACAAGTTTTAAGATTTATATCTATAAAATGAGATTCAATCAAAGTACCGGATATTTTTTCTTCCACATTATATCCAACAATTTCATCATTAACAATTTTTTCTGAAATTAAATACATTGTTTTCCTTTGCTTTTATAAAACCATATTTTTTAGAACATTAAAAATATATAAATAATAATATAAAAAAGAGTCCTGAAAATAATCAAGACTCTTCTTATAAATTATCTATGAATTAACCAAAATAACGCTTGGAGAAACGATTTTCATCCCCTGTTTCAACAATAAAGTTATTAGTATCGGCAGATTCTTTGAATTCAGCTACAAATTTGCCATATTTGCTATCAAATACGCGTGAACATTCTTTTAAAGATCCACGATTAAAGGTAGAAACAATTAAACCAATTTTTTCTTCTTTAACACCAGCCTTTTCCAAAGATTCAACCATTGTCATATAATCCTTACCACTTTTGGCTGATTCTTCATATTTGCCTAAGCAAGATTCAACAGCAACTGCATCTTCATCTTCATCCCAGGACATATCTTCAACAGCCGGAATTGGAGAATCATCAAAAGAATCCATAGCAGTTTCATCTTCCCAAGAATTTTCAGGATAAATTTCACCAAAATCGGCTTCTGTATCATAAGCACCCATAACTTCACCAGCTTCTGTCAAAGCAATTTCACGCTTACCTGGTTTGATTGAACCTTTCAAAGCCGAAACACGAGAAGCAAATTCTTTATAATCATTATAGCTTTCTTTCTTAACAGCATCCGTTTTTAAAGAAGACATACGAATCGGAGAAGCAGATTCGTCAATAGCTACTGATTCACATTTTAATTTTTTACTTGCACGAATTACATTTTCAGCAAATTTACTATATTTATTTTCAACAGATTCTTTCTTTTCATCATCAACATCTACTTCAGCGACCTCGATATCTTCACCATCTGTATCACCGAGAGCGTCAACAACGTCTTCTACATCTTCACCATCTAAAACAGCATCAAGAGCTGGTTTTTGAACAAATTCAACATCAGATAATTCGTCAGCAGAACTTAATATTTCAGCAACTTTTTCAGCTACATCAGCATCAGAAATTACAACAACAGCTGCCGAACCATCGAGAACCAAGTTACCATCTTCGTCACCACCAACGTTAACCATTTCGCCCTTATTGAATTCAACATCGCCTTCGTCTGTTTCACAAATCAAATTTCTGGTTACAATCCAGTTTTTAGATTCTTTTAATTTGGCTAAAGCTACTCTAGCTGCCAAACGATTTAAATATTTAGCCATATTTATTTTTCCTTAAAATTTATTTTTTATTTGCATAACTAAAAACTAGAAAGTAAATGTAAACTAGATAAACTATGTAATTAGAACAATAAAAATTTTTAATTTATTATAATACGATTTGTTCTTCCATCATTTTTTACTGTTAAATTCATACGGATTGTCTCAATGAGAGCTGTAGGCAAAGGTTCATCAGTTATGCATGCCCATATATTTATATTAAAAGCTGTACCATAAATATAACCATGATCCTTTAATTTTTCGGCACTCTTAGGATATTTCTCTATATTTGGTATATCAAAAACAGTAAATATTTGATTTTCATTATTTAAAATAGTAGGAGAAGCATATTTCCACCAAATTTTAGCATCCCATACGCGTAACATTAATTTATCACGTATATATTGAATTTCATCTCTATTATCTGCTAAAATAACAGCCGAATATTTACCAGTAATTGCTTTACCTTTGAATATTGAAGTATTACCATTATTTATTGGCTTAATTTGATCTTCCGTAAACCAAATTGTTGTTTTTGGATTAGCTGGCTCAAATGGATCTGTTGATAATATTCTTCCATTTTTACTAATACTAAATAAAAATATACCATTCTCTTGCTTTATATCAGCAATAGTACCAGACATTCCCCTGTATTTGTCAAAAGTTTTAATAATGATTTCTTGTCCAATTTTTAAATCTTTTGGAGAATAAGGTATTTCAAATTCCCATTGAGCATCACGATTACCAGTGCCCCAAAAAACAGATTCAATATCTTCCTGAGTATATGCTAAAATAGGGTATGATATATCTACATCTTTTTGATTATTTACATTTTTACGTAATAAATATGTATCAAAAATTTCTTCAGTTGTTAAATCATCCACAAAAAATATACGAGATTTGTCCCATAAAAATTCATTTTCTTCTTTGGCTATGTTATCTTGCTCTCTGGACTTATTACGCGGATCAGCTATACGAATTTGATGCAATAAAATAGATTTCATAGCTATATCTATTTCATTTAAACTGCTATGAAATCTAGAATTAGAAGGTATATCTAATATAATATCCGGCATATTATTTCTCGTTATTTGTTATGTATATCATTTAGAACTTTTTCTCGAGGGTACTTTGTTATAAATCTAGACTTTGGCCAGCGTCCATAATCTAAAGCTATAAGTTTAAAATGATTATGGTATAAATAACGGCTAAAACCTTCTTCAAAATTAATAACAGTATATATCCATTTCAAAGTTAATTCTCTACCAACCTCTTCAGTTCTTCTGTTTATCCATTTCTTTTCAGTATCTGAAAATTTATATTTCTTTAACCATTTTTTGATATTTTTATTTTTTGCTGGTTTATAATTTTCTATAAATTTATCAATAAAATCATAAGTTTCTTTTTTACAAGTTATCCAATAACTTTGTAACATAAATTTTGATTTACACATACCATAAACTTTTTCTTCACAGTTATCAATTTCTATTAAAGCTTTTATAAAAGTTTGATTTGTGCATTTTGGAAAAACTATTGAGCTATTGACAAAAGTTATACTATCATAATCATTTAGTATATGTGTAAACTTTAAATATCTAAATCCACACATATAAGAATGTGCATCATATAAATTATGTCTAGATATTTGAATATATTTTACTTTTGGTAGCTTTTGTATATTTTTTATATAATTACAATCAGATATAAATAAAACATCACCTAATTTATTAAGAAGATTTATTTCATCTATAATATATTGTTTTATTTCATTTTTAAAATCATAATGAGCAAAAATAAAACATTTTTTCATAATTGAACCAATTTATAATATAAATCCATTTTTCTGTAAATAATTAACAAATTCCATTAAGTGAGCACAAAAACCCATTAAATTTTTTGGATTATTTGGTTTTCTATTAGTTTTTCTTACATAAAATGGAAATCTAGCACCTGTACCAACACCATGTAAACGATTAGCCTTATCAAATCTAAATCTATAATTTGGACAAGAGCATCTTCCCATTATTTCATTTTCACCTAAAGTCGGTTTTGGTTTAAAACCTTGCCTAATTTCTTCATCTGTTAAACCATCTTCTGGCCTAACATTTTTAAAAGTTAACATTACATTATATGTACCAAATTCAGTATGTGAACGAACTTTTCCATAAAAAGTAAGAGTACGTGTTCCTGCATAATATTGTAAATCTAAATCTTCAACCTTAGCATTTACAAGAACACTAGTTGGTGTTTTAGGACTAACTTTTGGAGTTGAACGTAATACCGCTCTATATATAGCCATTATTTAATTACTCGATAGATAAAGATTCTAAATTAGTAGTATTTAATTGTTGTGCAATCCAGTTTTCACATTCATCTAAAGTACGCCACTCTAAAACTTCATAACCTTGATTTACTAATACATTAGTCCAAGCTATTTGTTCTGGAGATTTTTTTCCTTTTTTCCACTTAAATTCAACAAAAGTACATTTGCCTTTATGAATTATTATTAAATCAGGAAAACCTTTACTTCCACCCATACGTGTCATATGCTGTTTATATATAGCTTTTCCTGCAATATCTTTTATAAATGATATAGCGTTAAAAACATCAGTACAACTACAAATCATATTATGACCACGTAATTTAGCCACACAAGCTTTTTGTAAATCATGTTCAGATTCAATTTCAAAAGGTTTTACTGCAATATTTTTGTATTTTGCACGAACATTTTTTGAAGATTGTCTTTGTTTTCTAGCGTAAGTCATTTATGATTCCTGATTATTTATATCTAATATACTATTAGCCAAAATAGCAATACTAACTTTAGCTTGTTCCCAAATCATTAAAGCATTTGATAAATATAATTTATTAGCGTTTTCTTTAGTAATTTGTAATTTTTTAATATATTCTGCTACATTATTTAAATATATAACTAAATCTGGATTATTCTCATAAAGCTTTTTATCAACACAATATTTATATAATGAAAATCCTTTTTCAATAATATCATTTAACATTTGTATAGAAGATTCTGTATGATTTATTCTTCCATCTTCAGCAATATACATATCGCAATATAAATTTATTTCATTTAAAATAATTTCAGAAAGTTCTACTGCTTTTTTCATATTAAATCTCCTTTTATTCCATAGTATCAAATATTCCAACTAGTCTATTAAAATTATTCATATTTGCATATTCAGCTATTACAGCACTTAAAACAATAGCTTTTTCTTTATCTACTACAATTTTATTATTTGTTTTAGTATTGGTTAAACAAAGTAATGTAGAATTACCATCAGGTTGAATTTCAACCAAAATATCTTGTAAAGTAATATCTTGAAAATGAATACTATTTACATTTTTTGGTTTTAATGCTTTTTTCTCGACTTTATGAAAAAGCCTTTTTAACTTTTGGAACATTTTTATCTCCTTTCTACTATTTATTTTATTAGAACAGGACTTAATTGATATTCTATATAATAAATTTTAACAATTTCGGAATAAAAAATGCCTATTTATAAAACAAATCAATTCTGGGATTATTTATTTAATGAACCATTAGGTATAATAAACGAAGCCCGCAAAATATTAACTAAAAAGGATTATAATTTTGATACAAAAAGTTATGACATATCACAATATTATCAAAATATTTCGTCTATTGAAATAGAATATTGTTTATATGATACTATACGTTTTCCTAGTGGTCTAACTCCTTGGTTAAGTAAAAAATTATCTCTTCCAATTGAAGATAAATTATATACTGAAAAAAAATGGACTTTTGATGAGGTATATAATGAATTTGTAAAAGTACATAAAATTAATTCAGATTTTGAAATATATGATTATCAAATAGAGGGTGTTTTAGCATCTCTTAATAATTTTAAAAGTTTAATAAATGCAAGTGTTGGTAGTGGAAAAACTTCAATTATGTCAATGGTTTGTAAGATCCTAAAAGATCAAAAAATATTAATTTTAAATGGAAATAATGTAATATTAAGTCAAATAGCTGAAAGATTAGAATCATTCGGCATTACAGACATTTCATGGAATCCAAGTAAAGAACCTGATTATACCAAACAAGTTGTTATTTTAAATATATCTAATTCAGATTCACGTTTAAATAGGCAAGATGAAAAATATATAAATTTTTTAAAAAACAATGTAAATACAATAATTTATGATGAAGCACATCATATTCAATCATTAACAGCTTTTGAACCTATATTTTATACCAATCCAGATAATCTAAAACACTTAATAGGTTATAGTGGTAGTCCTTTTCGTGAAAAAGATAATCCTTATAGTAATAAGGATGATTTTAGAACAATTGCTATTATTGGAGAACCAAATTTTAATTATGAAATGAAAGATGCTATTTCAAATGGTAATATAGCACAACCATATGGATATTTTATAAATTATAAAAATAAAGAATGTTTTGTTCCAGAAGCCTATAAAGATAATTATTATATGCAGTATAGAGCAAATATTACTTATAATAAAGCTAGAAATACAGCTGGATTTGAAATGTTAAAATTTTTAAATGCTAATAATATAAAAACTTTTATATCCATAAATAATTCAAAACAAGCACAGAAAAAAATGAAAGAATTAAAAATTATTGGAATAAATTCTCTTTTGATGTGTGGTAATGAAACCATATATGAATGGGTAAATGGGAAAAGAAAAGGCTTTGTGCTAGAAAAACGTAAAGGAAGTAAAAAAGAAATAGAAGAAGCATTAAATAATAAATATAATTTAGTATTTGGTACATCAGTATTAGATGAGGGTGTGAGTATAAATACTTTTCAAGCGGCTGTATTATTTTCTGCTGGAAAAACAGCTATTGCTGGAATACAAAGACTTGGACGTTCAAGTAGAAAAAGAAAAATAGGTAAAAATGTATCATTTGTAATAGATTTTAAAGATACGGGGGGATATCCAACTTTTGAAGAACACTATGAAAAACGTAAAAAAATGATGGTTGATTCTGGTGTAAAAATGTTTAATACTGTTTATGATTTTATGAATATGATAAAAGAAGTAGGTTTAGAAAATATAAGCTATTCAGAAAAATAATTAAGTAGAAATAATATATTTTATATATTCTAAAGAAAGTTAAGTGGAGGTAATGTAAATGGAAACATCATTCGAAAATGAATTTGGCTTGGACGTTCAAAAAAAATTTTTAAGTGTAATGATATATGATCCTAGTTGGACCGCTATTAATGGATTAGAAGTAGTTAAACCTGATTATTTCGAAAATAATTATTTACATAATATATGCAAATGGATTCATGATTATCATAAACAATATAAAACTGTACCAACTAAACTAGTATTATCAGAAAAAGTAAAAGATTTATATAATAATAACAAAATTCAAACACGTGAATATTATCGTTATATTGAAATATTAGATGAAATTTATCAAATAAGTGGCTCTGATGATTATGAATTTTTTAAAGAAAAAGTTGTAACTTTTGCCAGAGAAATGGCTTGGAAACATGCATTAAATGATGCCACAGGCATTTTAAAATCAGGTAATTATGAGGAGGCTTTAGAAAAATTTAAAGAAGTATTATCTATTGGTTTAGAAAAAGATTTAGGTTTAGATTTTTCTAAATTAACAGCAGATGAACTTATTAAGTTAGCAAGTGAATCCTATGATACTTCAAATATGGTAAGAACAGGTATAGCTGGATGGGATAAAGCACTTGGTGGGGGCTTTGTTCGTGATAATATTCATATTATTGCAGCTTCACCTGGTGGAGGTAAAAGTCGTACAATGGCCTTCTTAACTAAAAATGCCTTAATGGCTATGAAAAGAGTTATTTTTATTACTTTAGAATTAAGTGAAGTAGAAACTATGACAAATATTTATACATCTATCTCAGGATATACTATGTATGATATGTTAAAACCTGAAAATAGAGAAGACTTTAAACGTAAAGTTTCTATGTTTAAAAATACTTTTTCACAAAATTTATTAGTTAAATTTTTTAGACCAGGATGTGTTAATACAGATTCAATTCATAATTATATTCGTAAAGTAATACAAGAAAAACAAGAAGAAAATGGAATAGAATGGAAACCTGATATAATTTTTGTTGATTATATGGATAAATTATTACCAATACAGCGTATAAAAGGTAGTAGTTATGAAGACATGGGAGCCGTAGCAAATGATTTAAAAAACTTAGCTATTAGTTTTAGGTGTCCAGTTGTTAGTGGATCACAATTAGGTAGATATTCTTGGAACGTAACAGGAAATGATGTAGTAAGTATGGATTCAATTGCAGAATCTGCAGCTAAAGTACATTTAGCTCACTCGATGACAACTATAAATTCAAATCCAGAAGAAAAAGCATTAGGTAGAGCAAGATTTTTCTTAGCAAAATCAAGATCGGGTAATGTTAATTCAGTAGTTTGGGTTGAAAATAATTTAGCTAAATGTAATATTACAGAAATTGATGCTTGGGATCCAATAACTTTAACAGGTGGAGCTCAGTATAATATTAAATCTAGTAGCGGAAATAAAAAATAGAGTGAAATTAATCACTCTATTAGATATTTAACCGCTTAGACCATAAGATACTTGAGCTTTTCTTCTTGTTTTATTCAGTCCAACTATTTTTCACGGAAATTATATTTAAATATCTTTTTAATAGAACAGTAGTAAAAATTGCTTTACAAATATTAATTTTATATTTATAAAAAAATACAATTTAATATATTTTTGAAAGGAATTTAATATGAAAAAAATTTTAACAATTTTTGCTGTAATTTCAATGCTTTCTGGTTGTGGTGCAGAACAAATTGATACAGGTAATCGTGGCGTAGAAACTTCTTGGGGTAAGATTGTTTCAGCAGAACCAATGTCAGAAGGATTGTATTTTTATAATCTTATTGGTGGTGATATTATTGAATATGAATGCAAAACTCAATCTTTTGAAGTTAAAATGAGTACATACACAAAAGATATGCAAACTGCTGATTTAACTGTTACTATTAACTATAATCTTCAACCAGAAAATGTAGTTAAACTTCATAAAGAAATTGGAACATATTATAAAACAAAAGTCCTTGAACCAAAAATTTCTAATGCTATTAAAGATGTTGTTGGTCAATGGAATGCTGCACAATTAGTTTCAAGTAGAGATAAAGCAGCCGCTCAAATGACAGAAATTCTTTCTGAACAAGTTGCTAAAAACTATATTAATATTCAATCGGTTATGATTAATAATATTGATTATAGTGATGTTTTTGAAAATGCTATTGAAGCAAAAGTTGTTGCTACTCAAAAAGCCGAAGAAGCAAAAAATAAAACCATTCAAGTTGAAGAAGAAGCTAAACAAACTGTTTTAAAAGCTGAAGCAGAAGCTAAGGCTATGAAAATTAAAAGTGATGCTCTTGCACAAAATAAATCTCTTGTTGCATATGAAGCAGTACAGCGTTGGGATGGTAAATTGCCTCAATATATGTTAGGTGATTCAATGAATATGCTAATGAATGTAAAATAGGAAAAATTATGAATTTTTTTAATTTTGGATATCATAAAAAATATATACAATTACTTGATAATGTTATAAAAGTATTAGATAAAATTGAAAATTATTTACAAGATTCAACTTTAACTAATCATGAATTAAAGTTATTAGTAAAAATTTATGTAACCTTAAGCAAAAAAGATGCTGAGACCTTAGTAAAAATACATAAAAAAGCCCTTTTGGAAATAAAAGGATATAATAAACTAGTATTGGCTCATCGACGTAATGTATATATACCAATGATTGAAAAAGAATTAAAAAATTTAAATAAAAGTAAAACAAATGAAAAATAATTTAAGATTAACACAAAGTTTAGAAAATGATTATGAAGCTCAACTTTTAAATGATTTTTATAATCAAGAAAATGAGAATAAAAAAGAGAAATTAGAAAAAATTAAGGATAATTATAAACAAAAAAGATTACAATTATCTATAAAAAGATATACAAAAAATATTACAAGATAAGGAATAATTACATGCAATTTATTGGCGATACTCAACTTGATTATAATGATGTTTTAATTGTACCTCAAACAACTACTATTAATCATAGAGGCGAAGTAGAAATAGAAAGGCATTTTAAACAACTTGAATTAGATTTAGGTATGGGATATATTGAAGAATTTAAATGTTGTCCTATTATGAATGCTAATATGACTCAAACCGGTACATTTGAAATGGCCAAAAAATTAATAGAAAATAATATGATTGGTTGTATTCATAAATTTTATACGAAAGAAGAAATATTAGATTTTCTTAAAGATGATTCACCTTATAATAAAAAAACATTTTTTGTTACTATAGGTCTTAGAAATCAAGATGAAGAAATAGAAAAACTTGAATATATAGAATATACTAATTTTAAGCATTCTATTCTTATAGATGTTCCAAATGCCTATATTCCAGCTGTTGAAGAATTAGTTAAAAGGGTACGTAAAACATTTCCAAGTAGAATTATAGCAGTAGGTAATGTATGTACAGGTGATCGTACACAAGAATTAATTAAGGCTGGCGCAAATATTATTAAAGTTGGTATTGGTCCAAGTGCTGTTTGTCGTACTCGTCATACTACTGGTTGCGGTCGTCCTCAATTATCCGCTGTTATTGAATGTGCTAACGCTGCTCATCAAGTTGGTGGGTTAATTATTGCTGATGGTGGATTTACAATGCCTGGTGATTTATGTAAAGCCTTTGTGGCAGGAGCTGATATTTGTATGTCAGGTTCAATGTTTGCTGGATGTGATGAAGCAGCTGGTGAAGTAATAACAAAAGTATTTGAAACTAATGAATATGATAATGCTACTTGGGTTGATGAAAAAGGATTTTATCATAATACAATAGATGATCCAATAACTGATAACGGAATAATTTATGATTTGAATAAAAAAAGAATCGAAACAAAAAAATTTAAAGAATATTATGGAATGTCATCTTTTAGAGCACAATGTGAAAATTATGGCAAAAAAACTACAACTGGTACATCAGAAGGTGTTGAAAGTAAGTTAATTTTATATACTGGACCAGTTAAAGATACCATAAATAATATAAAAGGTGCTTTACGTAGTTGTGGCAGTTATATTGGTGCTAAAAATATTAAAAATTTTAGTCGTCAAGGTAGTTTTTATAAAGTAAATAGAATTCAATAATGAGGAAAATATGTCTGTTATTTTAATAAGATTTTTAATACTTTATATTCTAATCAATTGGATATGTTTAACTGTATTAATAGTTTGTAATAAAATACATACTAAAAATAAATTTATATTAATAATTTTATCGCCTTTATTAATTTTATCTAAAAATGGTAGAAAACAAATAATAAAATTATTTCAGGAAAAAAGATAAATGAAAGCTAGAAAATTAAAAGAAATTTTAAATACACAAAGACCAATACAAGAAATAGCTGATAAAATTTGTATTGGTAGTTATTATGTTACAGATTTAATTGCAATCAATAAAAAAACGTTAAAACTTACATATGCATTAGATACTTTTCATGAAGGACGTAAGGCTTTAAAAAGTAAAGAATTAGAAGATATTTGGGATAAATTAGAAAAAATGATTGAAGATAATTCAATTAAAGAAATAATAGATAATAATGATCCTATAGAAAATATGAAAGAATTTTATTACTTTGATTCAGTTAATAATAATATAATAAAAAGTTATACTGATAATCGTTGTTGGCCGAATGTAGATTATACTGGTAAATTAATTTATGATAATACATCATTTGATACTTATGATGAATGTAAAGAATATGCAATAAATGATTTAATAAAACAATTACATTATGTTCAAGATAGATTAAATAGACTAAATAAAGAATATATTAAGGATATAAATGCTATTAATGAGAATTTAATAAGTATTCAAAAAGCTTTAGAATATTATACATCGGAGAAATAAAATGAAACCACAAAATATGAAAACTATACATAGAGTAATTAGTACTTTTGGCGAGCGTAATCAAAAAATGCAAGCTCTTGAAGAATTAATGGAATTACAATCGGCTTTATTTGAAAATGTACATCGAGAAACTGATAATCGTAAAAATATTATTGAGGAAGTAGCAGATGTTGAAGTTATGCTTGCTCAAATTAAAGAAATTTTTAACATAAAACCTCAAGAAATAGAAGAAGTACAGGACTATAAATTGAATAGATTAGAGCATACTATAGATAAATATTTAATGAAACACGAAAACGTTAATAATAAAAATGAAATTCATATAGACAGAGAAACATCAAACGGTAAGTAATTTTGTATAATATTTAAAATTTCAATAGAATAACTATTCGGTTCTATACTATATAGTTATTCTATTGGAGGGTTTATGCAAGACGAAATTTGGTATGAATCAAAAGAATTTATAGATAAAGTTTTTAATGAAAAATGGAAATATTTAATTTTTTCAATAACCGAATGTACAGAAGAAACTTTAAATAAAAAATGTGAATTTATTTTAAAATGTCAAGCTGTCGAATGGAAACCTTTAATTCAAATATATAAAAGAAATGTACATATGTACGAAAAATTGTTTTATATAGAAAAATAATTGCTTTACTTTTTAATTATAAATATATATAATTTATATATAAATGAAAGGAAAGTAATGAGAACATTAATTATATTAAGAGGTGCTCCAGCATCAGGTAAATCTTCTTGGATTAAAGATCACTGTTTACAAAATTATACTTTATCATCTGATGATTTACGATTATTATTTCAATCACCCACTACAAGTTTAGATGGTCATTTAACTATTTCTTCAAAAAATGATAATCAAGTTTGGAAATTTTTATATCAACTTCTAGAAGATAAAATGTGTAGAGGTGAGTTTGTAATAGTTGATGCTACTCATTATACAAATAAATCTATGTCTAAATATAAAGAATTAATTAATAAATATAGATATAGAGCATATTATGTAGATTTTTCCGAAGGATTATCATTAGAAGAGCATCTTGAGCGTAATCGTAAAAGAGAGTATCTTAAGCAGGTTCCTGATGAAGTAATTATCAAAATGTATAATCAACTTCAAAATCAGGAATTACCATCTTCTACATTTAAAAAATTAACTCAAGAAGAGGCTGGTTATATAACATCATTATATAACAATGAATATAATAATCTTAAAATTGATTTAACTAATCAATATGACAATATTGTTATATTTGGTGATATTCATGGTTGTTATAATCCTATTAAAGATTATTTTACTAAACATCCTTATAATGAAAAAACGTGTTATTATTGTATTGGTGATTTACTTGATCGTGGATTACAAAATAAAGAAGTTTTAGAGTGGGCTTGTAATATGCTTACTTATAAAAATTTTTTTATTATTGAAGGAAATCATGAAAAATGGCTTCGTCATTATGTTAATAATGAAAATAAATTTTCTAATGAATTTGAAGAAAAAACTTTACCTCAAATAAAAGATATTAATATTAAAAAAGTAAAAGAATTAACCAATCGCTTGCTTCAAATGGCTTGGTTTACTTTTGGTAATAAAGATTATTTATTAACTCATGGTGGTATTCCATGTTTACCAAATATTCGTATGGCTACCTCTGAAATGATTAATGGCATAGGTCAGTATGGTGATGTAGAAAATATTTATAAGACTTGGGATAAAAATAATAATAATACGGTTCAATTGCACGGTCATAGAAACTTAACTATGCTACCCACTAAAATTTCTGATTATATGTACAATCTTAATGATGAAATTGAATGGGGTGGTTATTTGAGAGTTGCTACTATTTATAAAGATGGTAATATTGATATTGAATTATTCAAAAATGATTTATATACTCCAAGAGCCAGAAAAGCGTCCACAGAACGAGCTTTTAATTCTGATAATGTATTTATTCAAAGATTAAATAATAGCAATCTAGTGAATAAAAAATGTCTTAAAGATGGGGTTGTTTCATTTAACTTTACGAGAGATGCTTTTGATGATTCAAGATGGAACGAATTAACAGTAAAAGCTCGCGGGTTGTTTATTGATAGTCAAACTGATGATATTGTAGCTAGGGGATTTGTTAAATTTTTTCAAGTAAATGAGGTTAAAGAAACTACTATTCCTGAACTTAAAAAGAATTTGCAATTTCCTGTAAAAGCATACTTCAAAGAAAATGGTTTTCTTGGATTGATTTCTTGGCATAAAAGAGAAAATAAGCCTTTTATTGCCTCTAAATCTACTAATGAGGGTGATTTTGCTGATTTAGTAAGAGAATATTTTTATAAATTACCTCTTATTAAGCAAAGTATTCTTTTAGAGTTTATTCGTAAAAATGATTGTACTCTTGTTTTTGAAGTAGTAGACCCAGAACGGGACCCTCATATTATTAAATATAATTCACCAGAATTTGTTTTATTAGCTGGTATCAAGAATAAATTAGAAGATGAGTATATTTCTTATGAGGAGTTGGTAAAATTAGTTAACGATTGTAATTATGCAGATAGTGAAGGAATTTTGTCTGTTAAAAGACTTGATCATCAATTTGATAATTGGGAAGAGTTTTATTCATTTTTTACTTCTGTTGAAAAAGATTTCACTATTGAACATGAAGGTTGGGTATTTGAAGACGCTAATAACTTTATGTTAAAGTTTAAAACTCCGTTTTATAAGTTTTGGAAACAGATGCGGTCTGTTAAAGAGAGAATTATGAACGAAAAAGAAGTTAAACATATTGGTAATCCTATGGCTGATGATGTAATTGACTATATGGTTAATATTCTTGGGGTAGAAGGAGTAAGAAATTGTATGAGCATTATAGATATTCGTGAAAAATGGCTGGAATATAAAAAATATGTTAAATATAATTAAAAAATAATATGTCATCTTGATACCTAAAAATTTCTTAAATTATATTTTTTATAGCTTTTGTCCAGTTCAAATATACGTATAACTTTGGAGAAATGAAATGCGTATATATACAGATGCTAGTACAAGGTCTAATATTTCTGGAATAGCATTTGTAGCAACAACAAATAAAAATGAAAAATTATATAAAAAAGGTATAGTAATAAAAGAAGCAGATAATAATACAGCTGAATTATCTGCTATTTTATTTGGCATACGAGATATTAAAAAATATTTAAGAAAAAATGAACATTTAACAATACTAACTGATTCGTCTTATGCTATTCAAGCAATAAATGGGGGTCACACTCGTATACATGAAGAAAAAATAATTAAAGCTATACAAAATGAAATGAATGAAATTAAAGCACAATTGATGTGGGTTAAAGGTCATTGTCAAGATGGAACAATTCTTTCATATTTTAATAAACAAGCAGATAAAATGTCAAAAACTGTTAGAAAAGAATATGAAAAGGAATTTAAAAAAATTAAAAAACAAAATAAATTAATTATTATTAGTAAATCAAAAACAAAAGAATAAGGCTTTACTTTTTAATTATTTGTGTATATAATTTATATATAATAATTGGAGAAGTATATGTCGCGTATAATAGATAATTTAGAGATTTTAGAAAATTTAAAAGAATGTATTTATAGAAATCCGGATTGGCGGTTTCAACAAATCCTATATAATACCGGAATTAATAATACAACAGATTTATTTTATGAAGAATCTAAAGTTACATTATCAAAGCTAAAAAGTTTTAATATCCATTCTCATACAAAAAATAATATTATTGAATTAAGAAATAATAAAGAATGTATATGTCTTTATTGCAAAGAAAAATTTAATGTAAATGATATTAAAGATTGGACAGATAATATTACTACGGCTATTTGTCCAAAATGCGGAATTGATGCTGTAATTCCAGATATATTTAATTTATCTGAAGATGATCTTAAAAAGATATATGAAAGATGGTTTAAATAAAATGGTTTTACAAATATAAAATAAAGTTCTATAAATAAATTATAAAAGTTATAAAATATTGTAAATATAAATAGACTCCAGAGGCTTCTTACTTTTTAGTATAGCACAATTCTTCGTTTATGGAAATGACCATCGATACTTTTATAAGTAGGAGTAAATTTATAGTTAGAGACAAACTATTCTGTTATACTAGTCTCTTATACTATACTTTGAATAATTAATGTTTAAACAATTACTTTTCATTTGTAACTATAGTATATAAAGTATAATACTGCTAGTCTTATCATTTGTCTTAAGCAGCCAATAGCGAGGGTAAAATGGTGAAAGATCCTAAAAGAAATGATATTTTATCGCGGGGTAGAGCAGTTTGGTAGCTTGTCAGGCTCATAACCTGAAGGTCGGTGGTTCAAGTCCATCCCCCGCTCCCAATTTATATTAGATACAGTTTATTTTGACGAAAATAAATATGCCTAGTATAAATAAAAGGTTGATGAGATAACCTTTTGTTAAAACTCATTCTGTTGTGCCGCAGTTCGAATGGCTTGTATTTCCTAGTATTAATGGTAAAATAAACTAGGTACAGCACAGTATAAGTGCCCTGGAGACTAACAAACCATAGAGGATAGGTTAATTCCTCTAATATTTTATTGGGGATTAGTTTAAACATAAAGAAACTGGTTAAGTATATTCTAGGTATAGATAACAAAGACTTAAATATAAAAACACTAATGGAGAGCTATAGAAGATCGTCAAGATTATCCTAGTTAAATGATCCGGATTAAGTTCCTAGACTGAGCTATAGATGTGGCGTTAGAAATTAAGGTGAAAGTCCTGTATCCCCAGCCAATTTTTTGAAAGGACAATAAAGTGAAAAAAGTATTTATTATCTTATGTATTTGTTTATTTACATCTAATGTAAATGCAGGTGTATTTACTTTTGCAGCGGCTTCTAGTGCTAAATCTGCTGCACGTAGAGCTGAAAGTGAAATTGAAGAAACACAAAAAGAAGTAAAAAATTTAAAAAATGATGTTAGAGAATTAAGAGAAAAGGTCGAAGAGTTAATTAAAATTTTGGAGAAACAAAATGAAGAAAAAGAAACAGAAAAGATTAATCAACAAGGAAAGTCGAATTCTTAGATTTGAATTATTTCATAATGGACTTTATAAGCAAAAAATTATTAAAAATAAAAAGAAAGATAATAAAAAATTTAATTTAATTAAAGAATTGACTAGTTATTTAAACATTATAAAATTAAAATATAGTATTTAAATAACTAGTCAGAGAAGGAGAAAAGAATGACTGATGATGAAAAAAAGAAAAAATTTGAAGAATTACTTTTTAAAAAGAAATGGGCAAAATATTGTAAATTAGCTCCACGTCTAGATATTGTTAAAAATACTGTTGGTAAAGCTCCAAAATGCAATATAAAAGGACCAAAAAAAGAAGCTACTGTTATGGTAGATAATAAGAAAAAGAAAAGGTAAAGTTTATCCTTACGGATAAAGGGAAATACCGAGATGCCCCTATGTGCAAAATGTCAACTATTAGGCTATTAGGCAGCTCTATTTATAGAGTATAAGGAGTGGTCATTATCAAGACGGTATACCTAACGTGCTTAAAGAATCGGTTAATTTAATATAAAGGTGAAATATGGATAATACTTTAAGTAAAGTAAAGTCTATACTAGCAAAGCATTTAGGATTTTCTGAAGATAATATTAAGGAAAATACTAAATTAATAGACGATTTACATGCAGATAGTCTTGATATGGTAGAAATTATTTTAGCTTTAGAAGATGAATTTTTAATAAATATTCCTGATAAAGCTATGGAAAGTTTCAATACCCCTAAAGATATCGTAAATTATCTAAAAATTCATTACAACTAATACATTTGCTCTCAGAAAATATTTTTGAGAGCATTTTATGGGAGTTCTGTTAACAACATAGTAGTTAGAGTAGATATTAGTTGATCAGCTGTATGTAAAAATCTAATTCCTCAATAATACAAAATGTTCATTAAATGGCTTATATATGACACAGATATAGTCACTCCCACCATTTTTTAATTTTAATATAACATTTTGAAAAAATAAGTAGTTCTATAAAAACATGATTAAAATGATAGTAACATATTCAAGCTTAGATAATCAACCTGAAAATTGAGGCTGACGAGTTTACTATTACATTTTGAAAATAAAAAAAATAGAAGCTCGTCAAAAAAAAATGACGAGTTTTTTATTTTATTGCTTTACAAATATATTTTTATATGTTATAAAATTTTTTGTAAAAAGTTATAATACATTGTAAATAGGAAAAGTTTTTAAAATTTCTGGTCGTGCAGAAGATTGATTATGTAAGTCTAATACACAGATGAAAGAAGCAACCATCGAAAAGGCTAATAGGAATTTTCTTTAGTTAAGCTGTGATATACTAAAGACTTGTTGACCTAACCTTGCTTAACGCTAATCACGACTATAAAGTTTTAATCAATCAAAAAGGAAGGTTGGCTGAGTGGTTTAAAGCAGCTGCCTACTAAGCAGTCGAGGGTAGTAATACCTTCCGTGTGTTCGAATCACACACCTTCCGCCAATTTTTATACTGCGGTAGCTCAGTTGGTTAGAGCATACGCCTGATACGCGTAGTGTCGATAGTTCAAGTCTATCTCGCAGTACCAAATGCAGGATTAGCTCAGCTGGAAGAGCGTCTCTCTTACACGGAGAATGTCGGCAGTTCGAACCTGTCATCCTGTACCATGCAGATGTGGCGAAACGGTAGACGCAACTGCCTTAGGAGCAGTCGTAGAAATACATGTGGGTTCAAATCCCTCCATCTGTACCATATAAATTTTATGAAAGAATGTAATTCCTGAAAAGCATTAAACCGTTACATTCTTTCTCCTCTGGAGGATTGCCAGAGCGGCTTAATGGAGCGGTCTTGAAAACCGTCGTGGATGAAATATGCCACCGAGTGTTCGAATCACTCATCCTCCGCCAATAAACTACTGAGAAGGTTGTAGTAAATATTATTAAAAGATTTAGAGCTCTTTAATAAATATATTCCTTTAACGAACATTGCTCAGTAGTATCTCTAAATGGATCGTTATAAAAACTACAAATTTTTTTGGGATGTTATATCAGTAATGCTATGATGGTTAGACCGAACTAGCAGGTTTTATACCGTAAGTCTTTCAGGCACAAAAGAGTCACGTACGTAGATGTGTACCACTACCTATCCCAAAACATTTTTTATGGATCGTTAGCTCAGTTGAATAGAGCACAAGCCTTCTAAGCTTGGTGTCACAGGTTTGAGTCCTGTACGGTCTGCCATTTATGCGAGCAGCTTTACGTTTCATTAACGTAGAAATTCTAAGGTAGCTCCTTAGAGCTCGCAACCAAATTGACTTTTTGAAATAGGAGTCCTTAAATAATCTATTTCTCATTTAATAAATTTTGTTTTAATTTTGATCATAACAGAAAAGGAGAAAATACCATGATCATAAATTCTACAACTCAAAAATCTAGTGCATTCGAATCATTAACTCCAATGCAACAAGCTGAATTAATTACTTTTGTTAACGGTATGATTCAAGGTGCACTTACTTACAAAAAACAATTTACTACATCTGATCTTGTTGGTGGTAAATTTAGAGATTGGTCATATACACCATTAGATTATATATACCAATATCATCTAAATAGAAAAGTTACTAATCCAGAAGCAGAATCAGGTAAAGATATAGGAAGAATTGTAAAATATATTATGTCTATTGATAAACATAGAGTTTATAAAGTTATAGGAACAGAACAAAGGCGTTTTCCAATTAATGTTTATGAACTTGTGAAAATTAAAGACTAATGTTAAAACTCCTTGCTACTACCTTTCAAGGTTAAATAGAAGGTAGCCTTAAAGCCGACGTAGCTCAGTTGGTAGAGCTACTGATTTGTAATCAGTGGGTCGGGAGTTCAAGTCTCTCCGTCGGCACCATTATATTGGCCCGTAGTTCAGTTGGAAGAACGCGAAACTGTTAATTTCGATGTCGGGGGATCGTGACCCTCCGGGCCAGCCAAATTTGGGCTTGTGGCGGAACAGGTAGACGCTGCAGACTTAAAATCTGTTGCCAGTAATGGCGTACCGGTTCGATTCCGGTCTAGCCCACCAATAAGGTTTTTTCGTTCATCGGTTAGGACACTGCCCTGTCACGGCAGAGAGACGGGTTCGATTCCCGTAAAAACCGCCATTTATGCGACCATCGACTAGTGGTTAGGTCATCACCCTTTCACGGTGGTAACAGGGGTTCAAATCCCCTTGGTCGTACCAATATCCTCAGGTAGTTAAAGTGGTTATAACGGGGGTCTTATAAACCTCTATTTCTGGTTCGAGTCCAGGCCAGAGGACCAATTTATTTTTATGTCGGGATATAGGTCAGTCTGGTTAGACCGCTTGCTTTGGGAGCAAGATGTCGGCAGTTCGAATCTGTCTATCCCGACCAAATTATGCGTCGGCTGCTAGGATGGTGGTCTAGCACCGGTCTGTAAAACCGGTCCCTTTGGGTAAACATTGAAAGTTCGAATCTTTCCTGGCGCACCAATTCTAATTCTTGATTATATAAACTAGTACAATTTAATATAAACGTACGCTGAATAAGTATTAAGTTGATGTTTATATAATTAGACAAGTTTATCAGTTGTTAGTACTTAGAGTTGATCGCCTGAGTAACTATGTGCTGTCGAAAATGGTAACTTGATCCTCCAACACTAGGGTGTTCGAACAGTGAGTGGATAAAGGGTAAAAACTGGTGACATTTTTATGGGGTGTTAAATCTGGTTCTAGAACAGATTGCTTAGGATGTAGGTCCAAGATAACGTGTGAAAATCATGTGGCCCCGCCAAGTTTCAATAAGAAGATACAAAAGCAGTGAAAATTACGTATAAGTAGCTGTTTTTGGAAGACATTAGAAGAAGTAGGGGTGATATCCTAATGATTCTATGTCTATGCTGATGGAAAGACATCGGACAGTTTGGAAAGACAACCTTCTAATTGTTTTATTGTATTCAGGAAGTTAAATATAGAATACTGCACAGACCCAGTGTACAATTAAAAGATTAAGTGGGGGGCTCATCCATAAAGAGTGACACAGTGTTTATGGCGGTGAAAATTGAAACAAATTAGCATTTCTTATCAATTTGAAATTATATTGTTTCTTTTTCTTACCGAAAATATATTATCTTCTTGTAGTGTAAACGGATAGATTTAGTAAATACTATAGCTCTTTTTACTAAACCCTAACGGCGGTAGCACAATTCCCTCTAAGGTTTAGGTACAAGTTCAAGCCTTGTCAAGAAGAACATTTAATACCTCGTTGTAGTCATGGTGACCGCTAATTAAAAAGTCTATAGCTCCAATTAATTAGTACGGGAATGCTGTTCGAATCAGTTTACGAGGTGCCAAGTTTTAAATTTTGACAATAAAAAATAGGTTGACTTTAATATATTTAGTTCCTCCAAGCTAGTCCTGATTGCTGAGTACAGACCGAACAGGAAGTAACATATTTGAAATGATAGAATAGGGTTACAATTGTCAAATTTAAGGGAGTTTCTTTAGTGACTTCTCCGTTTATGTTCAGTAGTAATAAACTATATGATCAAAAAGTCACTTTCTTTTATGGTTGGGGCTTTACTATGTTAAATGAGTATTTTTACCGAAAGAAAGTTTGATTAAGAAGACGGGAAGTAGAGGGAAATTTTAAGAACGGTAATTCTTAATTGTGTGAGGTTCGACTCCTCCCCCAACCGTCATTATGGGAACAATACACTGAGATTACATCATACGGTCCCTGTTCCCTTCTCTTTTTTATTTAGGGTATCTTCTAATGGTCGGAAAGCGGAATTTGACTCCGTTAATCGTGGTTCGAATCCATGTACCCTAGCCAGTTTATATAAAGAATTGTCCCAGTAATCCTATGACATCTTAGTAATGTTATGATCTGTCCTATGAAATAACATAGAGTTTTAAAAAATTCCTAGGTTTTGTTTTTAAAATGGACAAATAGTATTTTAGTTCTAACAATAATATTCGTCTAGTTTTTAAAGAATTTTTATAGGGTATGATTAAAATGAATTATAGACATTTTTCATTTTTAAAAAAGGAGTCTAAATTTATTAAATTGTCCGGTGATAAACAAAGAGCTATAGAAACACAAGCTAATATTGCCGTAGAAGCTCATAAGATATCACGATATTATAAAAAGTCTATGCAAGATGAAGAGTTACAGCAACAGTTTTTTGATATGCTATGTGATGTATATGCAAATAAATCAGAGCAAGAAATTAAAAAATATGTTATTTTAGATTCAAAGGCCTTATATTATTATCCATTGACAAAAGATAGATATGCCTATTATGATAAATTAGCTGAAGAAAAAGCAAAAAGAATGGATAATAATATATTTATACAAACAAAACAGCATTTTAAAAATTTTTCGCGATAATTAATAATATATTGGATTAGGATAGTATATTAATTCATCTGGATCTTCGTGTATTACAAAAAGTTTGAATAATTTTTTATATTCAGACTTAATTCCTTTTAGTCCAAGAGATTTGTTATTTTTATCAAATACACATAAATAAAATGTTTCTAAGTCCAAAAGATATATTTCATTATCCAATATAAAATAATTTTCTGGATTACAAGTTTCACAGTAACAATATATATTTGTATTTGGTATACAATATTTTATTTGATTAGTATCTTTTATAAAATTTTGAAGTAAAATATTTGTATTTTTATAGATAGTATCTTTTGATAAAATTGTATCTTCTTTCAAAACATTTAAAAATGGGGATTTAATAGTTAATTCATGTGTATTTTTATTATATGATGTATAAAAATTTAAATGTAATGTATTATTATAATAATTACATAAATAACTAACTATTTGAACCTCCAATTGACTATCACATAACTTATATTTTGTAACAGTTTTATTTATTTTATCTATATAATAATCTTTTCCGTATTTACCATTAGTATTACGTTTATAAGTTATTATATTTTCTAAATTTTTTAAAAAATTAAAATCAAATTCTTTCATAATATTGTAGAACTTTATATAGTATTAAATTAAAATATAAATTTTTAATATAAATGGTTTTACTTTTTTATTATTTGATGATATATTTATTTTTGTAAAAGTTAATAAATGAAAGGAAAATAAAATGTCTAAATTCTCAGGTTATGCTAAGAAATCTGAAGCAGATTATAGAAAGCATGAAGATGAACAGGTTATTAATTTTATGGATGGTATTTCTTATACAACAAATCCATTACTTGAATTAGAAATGGTTGCAGCTTCTTCTATTTTTGGTGAAAAGTCTTATTATAAGAATAGTGGAGTTAATACTAAAGAATTATCAGGTACTACTAAAACATTTATTGAAGCTTGTGATAATGCTTTATCTTATAATTTTGAAGGTGTATTAAATTTGGCTAAAAAATTAAGATATGAATATAATATGCGTCTTAATCCAGCTTTAATTATGGTTAGAGCCGTAATGCATGAAGGTAGAAAAGCATTTAATGAAGAGAATAAAGTATTTATGCGTGCTTGTATTGAAGAAGTTATAAATATCCCTACTGATATTTGGAATCAATTTGAATTATGGATGTTTTTTAATGGGTCCAAAAATAAATTACCATCTATTTTGAAGAGAGCTTGGGCTAATAAGTTATCTGCAACTAAAAAATATCAATTGGCAAAATATAAAACAACTGCTAAAATTATTGATTTAGTTCGTATTTGTCATGCTCATTCTGAAGATATTGATGAATTAATGAAATCTGGTACAATTGAAGTGACAGATGAAGAATCTACATGGGAAAAATTGCGTAGTGAAGGTAAAACTTGGACTGAGATTTTACAGGCTACATATATTCCACATATGGCTTTATTAAGAAATTTACGTGGTATTGCTAATGAAGTAAGTGAAGATGTGTTAAAACAAGTCTTAGAATTACTCGAAAATGGTGTTGAAAAGGGTAAACAATTTCCATTTAGATATTGGTCTGCTCTTAAAGCTATTCAATCAGCAAATCCGAAAGTAAATAATGCTATATTAATTGAAGAATCCTTAAATAAATGTCTTGATAAAGCAATGAATAATTTTCCTAAATTAAAAGGCAAGACTATTTGTTTATCTGATAATTCTGGATCTGCTTGGGGTACTTTAACTACTGAATATGGATCTGTAAAAGTTGCTGAAATTGATAATTTATCTTCTGTTATGACAGCTATTAATTCTGAAGAAGGATATGTCGGAATATTCGGAGATAGATTAGAAATTGAATCTGTTAATAAAAGAGATGGTGTATTATCTCAATTAGATAGAATTCAAAGTAAGCATTCGCGTAATATCGGCGGTAGTACAGAAAATGGTATCTGGTTGTTTTTTGATAAAGCAATTAAAGAAAAATTATATTATGATAATATCTTTATTTATTCAGATCAACAAGCTGGACATGGTGGATTATATGGTATAGATGCTCATGAATATTTAGATTATCTATATAAAGGTTCTTCTTCATATATTGATGTATTAAAATTAGTTCAAGAATATAGAAGAAGAGTTAATCCAAAAGTTAATGTATTTTCTGTTCAAACAGCTGGATATAATAATAATGTATTACCAGAAAATGAATACAGAACAAGTATTTTAACTGGTTGGACAGGAAAAGAAACTGTTTATTCTCAAGTATTAATTGATATTTGGAATAGAATGGAAAATTTAACAGATGAAAAAAATATAGAAAATCAAAAAAATGGTTTTACAAAAATAAAAACATCTGTTAAAAAATAATTAAATTAAATATGGGATGGAGCGGAATTAAGATTTACATCGGACTCGCCTTTTAAGTGAATAATCGAAATTAATAATCTTAGTGTAATTCCCATCCCATACTAAAAGTTTATCTTGAAGAAGCGGAAGAAATTGTTACATCGCATAACAGGAATTTGCCAATATTCTACAATTTCTAATTATTCTCTTCAGATATTAAAAAGAATTACTATGGAGAAGCGGTCGGAACAGTTGCATCGTTTAATTGGATAAAACATTTGATTTTTAATCAAAGAATTGTAGGTTCAAGTCCTACTGCAATAAACCTGTTCTATTTATTCTCTCCATAAACAAGTTATTATTTAGTAAAGAAGCGGTTTTAAAGAGTTACATCGTGAAATGGTATACACATTGTTCTTGAAAAACAACGACTTAAAAAGTCATGTGGGTTCGATTCCCACTGTAATAAACCTCTTTATAAATATTCTCTTTACTTAAAAAAAGGCTTTACAAATAAAAAAATTTATGTTATATATAAAAATATAAAATATGAAAGGTTCTATTTAATATGATGAATACTATGGTTAAGAAATGTTGGCATATGTTTGGCTTCGCCGGTAAAACTAGCGGAGGTGCTATTTAATTAACCTAATTCTCCTTATTAATTGGTTAAAAGTTGGCCTCCGAAAAATAAAAATTCGGAGGTTTTATTTTTATGTATATATTAAAATTTTGGGGATGTAGCGCAATTGGGAGAGCATCTGATTTGCATTCAGAAGGTTGAGGGTTCAAATCCCTTCATTTCCACCATGGCTCTGTAGCTCAGTTAGTAGAGCACCAGACTGAAAATCTGGGTGTCACTGGGGCGGAACCAGTCGGAGCCACCAATTTATGCGCGTATAACTCAGTAGGTAGAGTAGCGGCCTTTTAAGCCGTAGGTCGTGGGTTCGAATCCCACTGCGCGTACCATGGTAATGTAGTTCAGCCGGTAGAACGCATCTCTCATAAGGATGTAGTCACTTGTTCGAGTCAAGTCATTACCACCAATGGACTGTTGGCAGAGAAGTTATGCTTCGGTCTGCAAAACCGATTAGAGAGGTGCAATTCCTCTACAGTCCTCCAAATGCGGATATAGTATAATGGTTATTATGAGACCTTGCCAAGGTTTAGATACGAGTTCGATTCTCGTTATCCGCTCCATAGGGGTTTAGTTTAATGGTAAAACCTTACTCTCCAAAAGTAAAGATGATTGTTCGATTCAGTCAACCCTTGCCAATTTTACGAATAGAAGTATATATCAGCATATCTGGTCTATTCTTGTGTTCGTAGCTTAATTGGTAAAGCGCTGGATTGTGGTTCCGGAGGATATGGGTTCAAGTCCCATCGTTCACCCCATTTAGAATATAGGTAAGCCATATTTTAATGCCAATTCGTTATCTTCATAATGAATTCTATGCATAACTATAATATCTTTTATTTGTTGTAATTTTTCTAAAGAAATTTCAAACCATTCGCCTTTTACTTTTTGTGCAATAGTTTTTACTTTTTTATGAATAAGAGTTTCTATCTTTAACAAATGACTTCTTTTACAGTAAAATTCTTCTGTAAATAAAATTTCCAATTTTGTAGGATGACCTGTTTGTAATTGTTTTAATCTCACTTTAGGATTTTTTGATACGCCTATTTTCATATATCCATTATTATCTGAAATAATATAAATATATGCATATTCTGGATATTGCTCTTTATAAATAAATTTCTTCATGATTTTTAGAACATCTAAATTATTTATGGCTTTACTTTTTAATATAAATAGACTATTTTATAATAAAAGGAGTTAAAAATGATTGGTTATATTTGTATTGGTTTAGTATTAGCTTTTTGGTTTTTATTATCAATAAGTATTGATATTATTATTACAAATATAAGTAAAAAATAATAATGGAAAGATGTCTGAGAGGTAAAAGAAATATTTTTAATATTGTCAATTTGACGTGGGAGGTTCGATTCCTCCCTCTTTCCCCGTAAAAAATGAAAGATTAATATGGCTAAAAAATATACAGATTACTATGGTTTATTAGAAGTATCTCATGAGGCTACAATGGATGAGATACGCTCTAATTATTATATCATGGCTAAAAAATATCATCCTGATATAAATCCAAATGGAGGTGGATTATTTAGGGAAATAAATTTAGCATATGAAACTTTATCTAATCCTATTAAAAGAAAAGAATATGATTTAGCAAATGGAATAATAAGTGATAAAATTTTAGAAAAATTTAAACATGAAGTTTATACACACGATGAATTAACAATTGAATTTATAAATGATTTGGAAGTAACTTATGAAAATTTAAAATATAAATATGATACTGATAAAGAATTAATTAATAATATTTATACTAAGTTATTACCAAGAAGTAAAGGAAATAAAAAACGTATAATTGAATATGTTAATCAAAAAAGAAAAGAAGAAAATACATTAAATGAAATGATTGATGGAGATGAAATTTTTCCATTTGATTGGTTTAATGATAATATTTACTATGCTGAAGCTAAAAGACAACCAATATTTGAAATTTTATATAATTTTAATAAATATCGTTTCGAAAATGCAATTAGTGCTATATGGAATAGAAATGCTATAGCTATATTTGGTGTATTTTTTGTATATCTCTTATCAATACCAGTAATACTTAGAAATAAGTTATTTAAAAAATATTTACCTTCTAGAAAAAAGTATTTAACTAAATATAAGGTCAGATGGTTAAACTATTTTATAAATCTACAAGTAAAAAATAAATTAATCCAGACTATTTATTTTACGATAAGTTTATTTTTAATATCAACATCTAAGGTTATATATAATATTTTATATACAATATATTGGATATTTAGAAATGTTTTAGTATATTTCTTATTACCAATAGCATATATATTTAAAATATTCTTTTTAATAGGCTTTGGATGGTTATTTGGTTTAAAATTAAATTTTAAGTATTGGAAATTTTAATGAATTGTATTTGGAATAGGAATCAGATTAGAGATATATTTACTTGTATATTTAATGATTATAAATATGCAATAGATTTTAATTATTTATGTCCATATAATATGGCATCTTTAAGTATTTATGATTTATATGGAAATAGAATTTTAATTTTAAATTTTTTTCTACATTCAAATAAAGTTTATATTTCAAATACAGAAAAAGAAATAGAATTTAATTTTGATAATCTTGATTATTTGAATTTATTAATAAAAACAAAAATTGAGTTTAATTTTAATTTGTCATTAGAAATCTATAAAGATTTTTTAGAATATTGTAAAATATATAATGTGAAAGGATTATAAAATGCCTAAAACTGTTTTAGCCGATACTATTTTTAAAAATCATGTATATATAGATACTATTTATAAAGGTCCTAATACTAATATATCCATATCTCCAAATTCATTAAAAGATAGTATGCGAGTATTAACACCAGAAATAATAAATGAATTAACACCAGAAACTTCAGCTCATATTTTATATAGTCTTATATATAATATAGTCGATGAAAATACACAAGGTAGATATAAAATTATGCTTGAATTATATAATAAAGACTATGTGAAAGTTATGAGAAATATTTTAAATAAATTATCTATAGGTAGTAAATAGGAGAAATTACATGAGCTATAGAAATTATCTTTTTGTTGTAAATAAAAAGAAATTTAATAAAATTAAAAAATTAAATGCACAAGAATTATGGGATGCTATCGGAAAAGAGCCTGATGAGTTGGATATAGATGATGAAACTGGAGTTGTATCACCACCATATTGGAGAGACTTAATAGAAGCTATAGGCGGGGAAGAAGTATCTGAATTAGGTGATGCTGTATTTTATAAAGGATGTCCAATAAAAGTGTATGACTACTTAAAAAAAGCTTTTAAGGTTAAAGAAGTACACGAATGGTATAACGATGATACAGAATTTATGATTGCAAAGCCTGAATTATTAGATGATATAATTAAAGTTTACATAAAAAGAGTTGAAGATAATTATACACAATTGTTAAAAGAAGATTCTGAAGAACCAAAAGATGATTTTGGATATCCACTTAAACCACAACTCGAAAGGCTGCAAAATGAAATTCAATCACAATTACGTTGGCTTAAATTTGTAAATGATTCTGACAGTAAATGGTGTCTAGCTACTTCTTGGATGTATGCACATGAACTATTTAATATTATTCATATAAAGAAAATATTTAATCCCAAAAAAGAAATTTTAATCTGGGCAGGTAGTTAACGTATATATTAAAAATTAAAATATTCTAAATTTAATTACAAATTAAAAGAAAGACTATATACATAAACATAACTTATTAGCAGAACTACCTTTAATACTATTGTTCATGAACATAAATAAATATAATTTTCTGCAAGACTGTAAATACAGCTTAGACGGGATATGACTTAAACATGGCTTGGGTACATTCCAGATACATGGATCTACTGGATTGGGTCAGGGGTTAAAACGTCCCTACACGTAAAGCCCCGCCCCGGGGGGTACCTGCCCCCATCCCCCGTCGTAAGTGTCTGTATTTGTATAGTTTTTTATAGTATTTAGTTTATTCTATGATAGTTTCTGGGGTATTGTGAGTTAGTTATTTATTCACAGTCATTCCTTGGATTGGTTGTAACCTTGAGGGTTAGGAGTTATGTGAAAAATTATGGACAAAACAGGTTTTAGTAGGGGTAGAGTCTATGTAAGTCAGTCCCGGTATGATTCCGTGGTCTATAGACTATTTTGTTTGTATAGGTTATTGTTTGTATTTACCCTTTAGGAAAAATGTATCAATTTACGTGTTATAGACAAAATTATAGTCTCCGGAGTCAGTCCATTTTGTCCATGATATAATTGTTTTACATTGTTTTGGTTATATGATATATATTATTTATAATCAATGATTTAAGGTATAAAAAGGAACATAATTAGATAAATGTAGGAAAGGGGAAGTGATATGGTAAAGAAGGAAGTAAAGAAGGAATCGAAACTGATTTGGTTTGATGAAGAAGTTATGGAAAGTATTGAGGTGGATACGAAGGGAAGTAAGGATATAATTTTGAAACGTGATAATGAAGGTATGTTATGGATGGGGATAAGGAATCAGTATGGAAACGGGTTTAGGTTTATTCCTATGGATTCGATTATAGGATTGATATGGGGTAAGTATGGGATGATGAATGTAGAGGAGTTAGAAAACGTAGAATATGTACAGGACAAGAAGATAGTATTGAAGGTAAAGTAGTAAAAGTAAATAAATATATATAAACGTATATCTCCTTTTTGTGGTAAATGGTGGGAGGAAGGGTTAATAGATTTTTATGACGATTATGAAATAAACTATTAACCCTTTTTTAATATTTATTTAATTCTTTATTGAGATTAAACTTTTTGGTATCTTTTTTCTTATTACGAATAATTTTTTGTTTGAATAAGTTATTATTAAATAATTGGAAGTTAATAGATAAAACTTCTGTCGGTTTATTTATATTATTTTTTGTATTTTTCATAACTTTACCTTTCAGTTGTTTTTGATTTATTTTATATATATAATATAATATGATTTACTAACAATGTAAAGAATATATACTATACGTAATAAACTGCTTTACATTGTTTTATATGTATGTTATATATAGACTATATTGAATAAATAATAAAAGGGTAAATGTATGTATTGGATTTTTGACGTAGCGAAATATATACAAGATGATGTAAATTACAGGTTTAGGGATAAATTCTGTTATGTAGGAGTTTACGCCCGTAGAGATTTAGATGACAACTTGTTTTATCATATTACGTTATTGTTTGATAAAGGTCCTATGTTACAAAAACCAAAAGTTATTGACTATATAAGAAATGTATATGGATTAAATTTTAAAGTTGATGAGATGTATATGAATAGGGACTTATATAGGACTATAGTAGGTGAAGAGTATTTAAAACGGTTACATACATTACATTTACTAAGGGGTAAGAATAATGGATAATATTGAGATGGTAGATGTAGATTTTAAATCGTTATATCCCACCATTGTAGAGGATATATTAAAACCGGTAAGGATTCAACAATATATCGTTAATGATGTTATGAAATCAAAAATATGGGATAGAAATGGATTTAATTTTAGGGTTTATTTACGTCCTGATTGTTCTGTAGAAGTTGAAATTGAGGAAAGTGGTTATGCAAGTAATTATATTATAAATGAAGATATAAAACGTATAAAGAAGTATTTTAAGGATTCATACGGAATCAAAATATATAAAAGTGAACAGGTACCAGTAGGATTGATAACTGTATCGTGGAAAAAGTTTAAACTCACTTCTAAATCTATGACTAAGAAACAATATGATCGTTTGTATACGTTAACATACTTAAAGGAACCTGATTAAAATAACTTTACATTGTTATAACTTTGTGTTATATATAGTATATAAACATTAAATGAAAGTAAGTAAGTATGACTTTTCCTAATGAAGAACAATCTAAGAAATCTATAAGAGTCTTTAAAATGATAGGTAAAGACTTAAGAAAATATATACCCTATGTAGGACAGAGTTTTAATTATGGATATGGTTATAATGATTATAACTTCTCAGTTGTATGTGATGGTAAAGACTATGATAATGTAATTAACTTTTTACATAATAAGTATGATCTTAAGTTAGGAAGGAAATATTCTTTAGAAAACTATAAAAATGCTTTTCTTATGTATTTTGATATAAGTGAAAAATTATTGGATAAATTATATGTAGTATCAATGTTACGAAATAAATTATCGTAAATGTACTTTTTTTGACCTCTGGATGTATGAATTCATTTTTTCAATATAGTTATAAGAAAAAATAAAATTCGTTAAATTTAGGTACGTTTCTGGAAACATTTTAAAATAGTTTACATTGTTATGAAAATATGATATAAAGAATATAGATTAACAAATGAGGGGATAATATAGGCAAAGACATAATTTATTTAATTTACTTAGTAAGACAGAGGATGGGTTAAAACTCTGTCTTCTTTTTTATATAATTATGACTTTACATTGTCATTATTATATGTTATATATAGTACATAGATTAAAAAAACAAATGAGAAAAAAATGATTGTTGACATTATACCTACATATTACCGGTTAATTTTTTCTAATGGTTACGTTCAATCACCTATGTGGATAAATCGAGATTATTTTAAATACGGACAGGACCTAAGTATAGAAAAATATTGTAAACGTCAGGTTGATTGGAATAGACATATTGGTTGTATTGGTTACGAGTTATTGGATCAATATAAACGTTCAATGTGTAAACGTGTAGTTATTGAGTCTACTGAAACTGGTAAAAAGTAAAAAACGCCCCTACACGTAAGGGACTTGACCCCGGGGGTGGATGGGGTTAATTATAATTTTACATTGTAAAAGATATGTGTTATATATAGTCTATAGGTACTAAAAAATATGATGGATAAGTTTGAACTTTATAAAGAGATAAAAGATCTTTTAGATATATACATATTAAAATACATTACAAGAGGAATTGAACTTTCTATAGGTGTATGTCTAAATCATATGGAAATATATGTATTAGTACAAGATGGTAAAGTAAAGGACTTTAATGATAAAGTCATTACTATGCTTGGATTAGATGTAGTAAGTACGAGTAAATATGATCATAGTCGAAGGTATAGATTAAAAATTAAGGAACAAGATTATGAACGTTTAAGAACTTTACTCCTTCTATATACGTAAGTAATTAACTGCTTTACATTGTTAAAACTATATGTTATATATATCTTATAATAACAAAAAGAAAGTATTGACTATGCGTAGGAAATTACAGTTAACACCGGAAAAGGAAAAAAATCTAGATAAATTTATGAAAGTTATAGATTTATTTTTAGACATTAAAGAAAAATCAAACGAGTACTTTTATAAACGTATGGACGATGAAAGTTTTCACCTTAAACTTGATGAAGATGTATTTTGGAACAAGTCAATTGTAGAATTTACTTGTTATGTAAATGGTAAGAAAAAGGATTTATTCTATAAACTCTGTAAGACATTAGGATTTATAGTTTGTTGTTATACATATGAATATGATGATAAAGAAGGAAACTGGTGGTTTGCGAAAATAAGACATAATGAACCATTACGTTTAAATACCTTATTAGTCCTTAAGGAAGTTTAGGGGACTTTACATTGTTATTCAAATATGATATAGTCTATATATACAAGTAAATGAAAGTAAATAAAATGAGTAAAAAACAAAAATGTTATAGGGTAAGAGTAAACTGGGAAAAACAACAGGAAGGTAATAGGTACTTTACATATTTGTTTTCGGAACAATCTGAGGGTGATAAGTTTGTAGACAGTTTAGAGAAGTTACAGGATCAAGGGTTTTGTGTAAATTATTCTTGTGACTATGCGTATATAACAACCGGGGATGAGGCGATAAAGTCTTTAGATCCGTTTATGACCGCAGAAAATTTACAGCAAAGGGTTTTAATGTGAGGAGTAAAACGGAATTTAAATTAGACAAACTTCCTTATGTTAAGCGATTAGTCGAAGACTTGTCAAAGAGATTTGATTGGAATTTTATAGAAAAAAGTTCTGAGACTAAGGAGTTGATTCTAAATGTGACTATACCAGATAGTGAATTAAACTGGTTTACATATTTACTATATGATAAGTATGGTTTTGAGCAAAAGAGTATTAAACATAAACTAGGGTTAATTACAATTGATACGTATTTAATTACCATTACACATAAAACACCGGAACGTTTGGAAGTAATATTAACTATGGAAAATACGTAGTTTATTGACTTTACATTGTTGTTAAAATGTATTATATTAGTTTATATAAATACGAGAGGTAATTTGTATGAGTAATATCTTAAATACATTAGACTATCAAAAAACTTATACACCAGATGTTAAAACAATTTGGTTATATAGACACTATCAAATAATGTTTACGTTACAAAAAGTAAATGGAATAAAAAAACCGGTTTGTTATATTGAACCGGGTTATTCTGATAGAGTTAAACTAAGTAAAGTTAGACACCAGATATATAAGGAACTTGGGTTAAAAGGTACAACTCAAACATTTACCTACATAACTCCAGAAGAGTTTGACAGAATAGAAGCATTATTAACATTAAAAGGATATATTTAATTAGACTTTACATTGTCTTTAATACGTTATATATTAAATATATCTTAAAAATGATAAGAAGAAAGTAAATTATGAGAAAGTTTTTATATTTTAAGGTAAAGAAACTGGATGGAAAATTTACTCACGATTTTTCACAAGTCGTTACAAGATCGTTAAAGGAAACTATTAAACGTCTTGGTTTTGACTATACAAGTAAACATACAGACAAATATGGAAATGAATCCTATAATGGTTTAGGATTAAGAACCGGTTATGAGTTAATTTTACTTTATAATGATCCGGTATAAAAATAGAATGATTTACATTGTTATCTATATATGATATATATAAGATATAAAATAAATGAAAGGAATAAACCATGAATAAATATGTTTTACAATATACAGACATGGGAGATACATGTGACGGACTTGCAAGAGTAGAAGGTAAATATAAAACCTTAGAGGAAGCACAGGATGCAATGCAAAAAGATGTTGCGTATTATATGAATGCAAATGGGTATAATAGTAAAATGTTAACGGAATGTGATGGAAATCATACCT